ACCTTTCTTTACGCAGTTGTTTACGGTCTTACCGCTTTTCTGCTTAGTTCCTTGTTTGACATAACCCTTCCAACATGCTTTGTCTGCCATCACCAAAGACCTGGGATGATTTGACCAGTCAGTGCGTAAGCACCCAAAGCAGCCATAACGCCAAGCATAGCCAGGCGACCATTGAGAAGTTCAGCGCGTTCATTATGGGGGACGCCGTATGGATGATCGGACATAATTACAGGGGGTTCAATAGGCCAGATGTTTGTGTCGTTCATTAGAAGTTGAGATCAGATCGGTCGAGCTTGTCAAGAATGTCTTGGCGATAAGCAGGGTCACGGTCATACCGTGGATCACTCATTGCCTCAACCAACTCCGCTTGACTGCGGAACGTGCCGCCTTTGCTTTCGCTAGGTTTACCTTGCAGCATCCGACCTTCATAACCATTAGACATTTCGTATTCTGCTTTTAGACCGGCAACAGCCAGTTGGATTGCTTTTGCATTACCTGTGTTAATCAGGCTATCGAAACCTTCGATCGCTGATTCGTCCAGATTCGCAGAAGCCCACTCAATAATCTGAGCGTACTTCTCTTCGCCGCCAACGGAATTCTTGATAGCGTTGACTTCGGATTCACTCATCCCCACAGGAGCAGCCTCTACAGGTTGTTGGCTTTGCATCTGCATGTATGCATTTACCAAATCCTGGCTGTTCATTGCTGTGAACTTTGCCATCGTTTCTTCCGACAGCTGACCGTTCTCCTCATATTCAGCTGATGCATCATTGATCAGACTGATAGCAGGGACTTCATCTTCAGGTGATTCTGACTCTTCTTCTTGGACTTCATCTTCACCCGGCTCAGGCTCTGATTCAGTGCCATCGCCAAGCTTACGTTGCAGTTCAATGTAAGCCTTCTCTAGTTCCTGTGCACTCTTGTACTTGCCAGCAAGCAGTGCTTCTTGTTCGTTGATTAGTTGTTCACCAACCTCCAGAGAGTTCTGCTCATCAGCTGACAAAGCATCACTCTCGGGGGCGGAATCATAGGTTAGCGTTTCACTCATTACTGTTGTGGTTGTTGTTCAGGCTGACCACCAATGTCAGGATTCTTGGTTGGGTCAAATGCAGGAGCTTTAGACAGTGCACCCATCTGGCTCATCAACTGTTGATTCATTGCCAGCTCTTGCTGTTGCTGTGCCTCTTGAGCCAGCTCTTCTTCGCTCTTCACAAGGTTGAGGATGTCAATACCTTGAGCAGCGGCAAGACGCTTGATTGCTTCCGAAGCGTTGATGTACTTCATCAGTGCCTCAGGACCAAGGGTCTGAGCAATCGTCCCTACAAAGGTCGTAAGGCTTTCTCGATCTTGTCCACGTCCCAAGGCGTTAATGCCTGCAACAATGGTTGGGCTCACATACTCCTTAGGGATACGGGGTAGCTGACCATTGCGCTGCAGCACCATCATGATCCTGTTTAGATACGGGACCAGGAACTCAACAGTCAACAGGCTGAATAGTCCGCCTAGTTGTTGTTCCAGTTCCAGTTGAGTCAACCGCACTTCCTCAGCGGTAGTACGTTCAGAGTTGCGGATGTTCAGTTGAAGGAATGCCTCACTGATCCTGCGTTCAATCTGTTGAGCGATGTTTGCGGCAGTAGCAAAGTCGGCAGTCTTTCCAACTTGAACAACGGACACATCCTCAGGTCGCCCTTGGATGATTGCACCGTTGCCAGCCTTAGCCAGTGTGGCAGGCTTAGTAGTTGAGCTTGGAGAGACAAGGAATACAACCTTTGCGGCTGCACTACTTCCTTCGATCAGCGCTTGGGTGAGTGAGTCAAGGGACCTGAAATCGCCCAGGAACTCCTCTACACGACCCCTGCCGTAGTCTTCCCCATCCACTGCGTTAAAGCGCAGTACAAGCCAAGGAGAGGCGCTCTTAGGAGCCGTGCTGCGGCTATTAGGAATGATCTTGTCGTACACCTCTTGGTGCCATACCCAGCGACCATCCTGCTGGCGTACGTATGTGTACACATCAACGTCGTCGTCATCCGTCGTGCTTTCATCCGACACCCGTGTCGGGTCAGGACCAAGCAGTTCGGGATCTAGCAACTTCTTATTGATCATCTCCTTGGTGACGATCTCAATTACATTGCCGTTGCCGTCGCGGTTAACTACAAACCGATTCAGTGGGTAGTTCTTCAAGCCATCCTTACCCATAAAGATCAGCGAGTTCCCGCTGACAATCAGATGTTTAATGGCTTGGTGTACGACAACACGATCGTTTGAAGCAGCAATGTGCTCCATGATGATGCGTTCAATCTTTGAGAAAGATAGGTCTAGTTCGCTTTTAACTGTGCGATCAATGTCGCCTAGCTTATCGTCCCTTACTTGTAACTTAAAGAACGTGGTCTGAGGTGGAAGAAGAGCCAGCATCAGCTTAGATGCCAGGGTTACAACCGCCTTAGAACCTACGCTTTGCCAAGGCATTGGTAGGTATCGACGGCTGTTCTTTGTGTTGTCGTCGTTCCGTACAAGATAAGGAAGAGTAAGCTCCGAACACTCAACCGCAACATTCAGGTATTGATTCCTGTTCGAGCTGAGTTGTTCGTAACGCTCTCTTGCCTTAGACATTAAAGCCTCCGCTACCAGTGTTAGTGTCACCAGTGTTCAAAGGAATACGTAGTGCATTTGCACCTTGTGCACGTCCTCTTACGTCTTCAGACTTCTTACGACCAAAGTCAACTTTGGGATTGGTAGTGCCGTCCTCAAAGGCAGTCAATGGTTTAGGTGCAGCCATGGGCTTTGGAGCCGGAGGCGGCGGAGGTGCGGCCGGAGGAGGTGCAGCGTATTTAATTTCTGGAAGCGGAGGTGGAGCGGGTTGTTGTCTAGCGCACATTGTCTTTTGATAATCGTTGGTTTAACCACTCAACAACTGACCGTTGTCCAGATCGATACATGATCTGGTTCTGAGTCCAGTCGGGTGTTGGTGAAACGGGTGGAAAGATTTCCTCCATCTCTTGGAGGATGTACTTAAGGTCCGGTCCTAAGATCGACTCAAGCGTATTGAGGGAGGTTGGGGTTTGCATGTTCAAAGAACGCTGGCATACGAGCACGTCTTGTATCTGCAAGTTCAGGTGCCTTGCCCTCGTACATCAGACGATCGCTAGCATCCAGCCAAAATTTTTTGTTCAGATACTTATTGGGTGAATTACCAAGAGGTTGAAGTACCCAATTGATTGTTGCCTTTCTGAGCTTATCCAAAGAAGGACTCCAATCGAGACCAAGCTCACGAGCAACCAAACTATTTGTGGCAACGTGTACTTGTTCATCACGTGAAATGTCGGCGCTTACTGTACGCAATCCAGCGTCACCATTAAACCGAAAGAATGGGAGTAGAACGAAGAAAATCGCACGCTCGGCAACGAGTGCTTTAAGGATTGTGTGATCAGGATGCGAAGTCCACGCATCTCGGAGCCTAAGTGCTTCGGCCTCAGCTTTCGGATCAGTACCAAGAGCATTGGCGATGTAACCAAGAGCCAAGTCGTGATTCTCTTCGTCTTTGACGTTGGATAAGAGAAGCTCCCTGGCGTTCTGTGGTACGTCACCTTTAAGGGTGTCAGTGATGAAATCACCAACTGGGAGTTCCATGTGGCGGATCGCCAAGGCACGGTAGATAGTTTCTTCCGCACCTTCGGCAACCTTGCCAGCAGTCGTTTGGACAGGGGTCCAAGTTCTTTTACGTTCGAGTAGTTTCTGATAGGGGTTCATTCGCCGCAATTACAATCTGGAGCAGGGTCATTTAACAACGACTCCAAGTAATCGGTTACCTCTGACTCCTCCAATGCGGCATAAGCGCTGGTCTTGTCTTGAGTGTCACCCATCACTTGAAGCGAATAGTACAGACTTGTCTGAGGAGAATTCAGCCAGTCTTGAATAAACGCTTCGTCATAGGTGATCACATCTGACCAACTATTGAAGCTGTATCCGTGCAGAAGTCCGGTCTTATCAAGCATACGCATGATCCCGTCTGCAACTTTCTTATATGCCTCCCAGCCAACTTCAGCCGCGATCTCAACAGGACCGTAGTCAAAGCTCTGGACGCCAAATGTACCGCTGTCACGGTCAACCTGACGGGCGATGGGAGGTGCAATCTCAGGACAGGTGGTGTACCCATCCACATCCTTATAGCGGTAGCTACAGGATGCTGTAGGAGCAATAGCAAAGGCTCGCTCCATCTTGTTTACCTTGGCAATCTGTGCCGCTTGGCGGATACCAGCGTTCAGCTCAGCCGCAATGATGTGTGCAGGTGAATGTCTATATGCACAACCTTCATTGATGTCCTCAAGCGCGTTACCAAACTCTTCATAGGTCACCCCGCTAGCACGGAGCAGGTTGGCCAGTCCGAGCATTCCCAGACCGACCTGGCGATCTGTCTCTGGAGGGAGGTACTCCCCGCTATCTCCGACACCTGTCTTTCCATGGAGGGCGCACAGCTCGGACATTCCGTTGACAAATGCACGTTGAATGTCATTGAATTCGCATCCGCCGAGGTTGACATGCTGCAAGAGACAGGTTCC